AAATCCAAAAAGCCCCGCAAGTCTGATGTCGCCTTTCAGAAATCTGGCAAAGGTGGCGGCACAAGCGTGAAGGCTGGCCGTGCTGCCAAGGCTGCCTATAAGGCCAAAGAAGGCGCACGTCGCATGACTAACGCCAAGAAGAAAGTTGGCGGATTTGCCGGATCTAGCACTTTCAAAGGCAGCCAAGCTGGTAAGAAATTTGCGGCCAAGAAGGCGGCTAAGGGCACCGGTTATCAGCGCAAGCGTTCGGCCAATAAGCCAGTCAGCCCGAAGGTGAAGGCGCAGCGCAAGGCCACGGCGCAAGCTAAAAAGGACGCCCGGATCAATGAAATGCTGAAATCCAGAAGGGCTTTTAACGCCAAGACCAAGCGTTAATCAACAAAGTCTTCCCAGCTGCCAACGTCTTCCATTACGGCTTGCCAAAAATCTGGGACCAGCAAAAGATCGTCATCCTCATCAAGGGTGGCGATTTTTAATTGCGATGTCTGCAGGTTGCCGCAGGTCAAAAACACCTTTGCTGGCGTGCCATCCTCTTTGGTCTCGGGCACTTGCCCCAGCATGTTCCGCAGCTCGCGGACGGTTACACCATCAGGGCGATCCAGAAGGAAGTCCATAGAATCAAAGGCAGCGGGCGGAGCTTAATCCATGCCACTCAAAAAAGGCCGCAGCAAAAAGGTGATCCAAGAAAACATCCGCCGTGAAATCAAGGCGGGCAAGGATCCCAAGCAGGCCGCGGCCATTGCCTATTCCAAGGCAGGCAAATCCCGTAAACGTCGCAAGAAAAAGTGATGGCCATTGGCATTGGCTCCCGTGTTAGCTGGGTTTATCAAGGGGTTCGCACCTATGGCGTGGTCGTCGGTAAGGAAGGCAAGAGAGGTTCTGTTCCTACTGCTGGTGGTGGGACTGTCGTTCGTGTTGGCTCTGCCGATGACCCTGTGTTGCGAATCAAATCGGAATCGACCGGTAACCCAGTTCTCAAAAAGCGGTCAGAATTGAAGGCAGCGCCCAAACGCAAATGAAAGGCCGAATCTGGGAAGGCAGTTGCACTTACCTGAAATGTGCCGATGGCATTGTTGAAGGTCGCTTCATGTTCCCGACGCCCAACAGCCCTGAAATCCTTGGGGCCTTGCTGGGTAGGCTTGCCGAAGGCGTAGAAGTCATTACCTGCACGGAGGATGACGAAGATGACGATTAAATATCGCGGCGAAGAATTTGAGGGCTACAACAAGCCCAAGCGCACGCCGAAGCATCCCAACAAATCCCATGTCGTCCTGGCCAAGGAAGGCGACGAGGTGAAGCTGATCAGATTCGGTCAGCAGGGCGTAAAAGGCTCACCAGCGCGAAAAGGTGAATCAGAAGCCAACAAGGCCAGAAGGGCATCGTTCCAAGCGCGCCACGCTAAAAATATCGCCAAAGGCAAAATGTCGGCGGCATACTGGGCTAATAAGGTGAAATGGTGATGGCTTACGGCAAGAAACCAGCCAAATCAGGCAAAAAGAAGGCACCCAAGGGCTATCACTACATGCCCGATGGTCGGCTGATGAAGGATTCAGCGCACAAGGGCAAAGGCAAAAAGGGCTAACGGCCTTCCATCTTGAAGATCCATTCCTTCAGGTCGATCACATAGCGCCGCAGCTGATCTGCCTGTTCAGCGTGCCATTTGTCGCCGGTGCTGAAGTATTGGCGCGTATGCAGGTCAATCGCACGCAGCAGTTGCACAATCACGGGGTTCCACGGTTCCCGCGTTGGCGTGTTCCACTCCCGCATGATCATTGGCGGAAATTACAACTGCAGTCTGATTGTTTGCACTGAAAATAGAGATATACTCCAGCCGTAACCCTACGGGTCTTTCATGTCTGAAGAGCAAATGCAGGACGCTACGCCGACTGCAGACAATCAAGAGCTGGACACGCTGAAGCGCAGCATTGAAGCACTTGAACGCAAAAACTTTGAGCTGATCGGCAAGCTCAAGGAACAAAAGGAAAAGGCGCCAGTTGTCCCTGATGGCGTGGACGTTAAAGAGCTGGTGGAGTTCAAGCGCCGTAAGGAACAGGAGGAACTCGAATCCAAGGGCAAATACGACGAGGCTCTCAAGCAATACGCCCAGCAATTCTCAGAGCGTGAGGATGAGCTGAAGCGCAAGATTGCCGATCTCGAATCGAAGCTGACCGTGAACCAGCTGGACAACCGCGTGGTTGCAATCCTGGCCGAGCAAGGCGCACACAATCCCCACGATGCTTTGCGCTTGGTCCGTGATCAGCTGAAGCTGGACGAATCGGGCAACCCTGTCGCCGTTGACGGGTACAACGAATTGCCGATGGATCAATGGGTTGAAAAACTCAAGACCGAACGCGGCTACCTGTTCCGTCCGCCCAGCGTCAAAGGTTCTGGCGCTCCTGTCGGCATCCGCTCTGCCTCCAGCGAGATTCCTGCGGGCACAAAAAACCCGTTCAGCCGCGAGCATTTCAACCTGACCGAACAGTCCCGCCTATTCCGCACTGACCGGGATATGTACGACCGATTGAAGGCCGCGGCAAACAATGCTTAATATGTATGCGTTAGGTGTGAAGGCTACGCCAGATCGCCATTGGGTTACGCCCGCAAAACCACGAATTTTTTAGGTACTGACTCATGGCGACTCTTCGCTCTGATGTCATCATCCCTGAGATTTTCACGCCTTAATCACAGGGCCCCTAGGGAGTAATTTCTAGGGCTAACGGGGTGAATTGCTGGGAAAGCCACCACCCGCAAGGGCAGGCCAATCAGCAGCCAAGCCAGCCAACAAGCTGGAAGGTTCAACGACTAGATCCCGAGAGGAAACTCAGTAACGGATCCACGAGTGCCCCGCACCCAACCGGTCTTTGGCTAGGGGGTGAAGATATAGTCTGACCTGCGTTCGATGGTAAAGGCGCAGAACTAAGGGATAAAGAGCCCTTGGGATAACAACGGTGTATGTGATTGAACAAACCACCCAGCGGAACGCGTTTCTCGCTAGCGGTGTTGTTCAGCCTCTCGCGGCGCTGAATACCTCTGAAGATGGTGGCGATTTCGTCAACATTCCCTTCTGGAAAGCCAACCTGTCTGGCGATCTGGAAGTCCTGTCTGATTCTTCCAGCCTGACCCCTGGCAAGATCACCGCTGACAAGCAAGTTGGCGTGGTCCTGCACCGCGGTCGTGCTTTTGAAGCTCGTGACCTGGCTGCCCTGGCCGCTGGTTCTGACCCCATGGCCGCTATCGGTCAAAAGGTTGGTGCCTACCTGGCTAACCAGCAGCAAGCTGACCTGCTCAAGTGTCTGGAAGGTGTGTTCGGCGCCCTGACCGGTGGCGACTCCCCTGCCTTCAGCGACCTGCGTTTTGACACCAGCGGTGCTACCGCCCTTGGCCCCCGTCAAGTGGCTAAAGCCCGTGCCGTTCTGGGCGATCAAGGCGACAAGCTGAACGCCGTGGCAATGCACTCCGCTTGCTACTACGACCTGCTTGAGCGCAAAGCTATCGACTATGTGCTTGCTAGCGAAATCGCTGGTGGCCTGACCCCCGATAGCGCAATGCCCGACGCCTTCGCCGGCAGCGTTGCTGCTTCCTACGGCGATGTTCGCATTCCTACTTACATGGGTATGCGCGTGATCGTCTCTGATGACGTGACCAACAGCGGTGGCAATTACGCCTGCTATTTCTTCACCGATGGCGCTGTTGCCTCTGGTGAGCAGGCTGCTCTTCGCACTGAAGTTGACCGTGACATCCTCGCCAAGAGCGATGCCATGTCGGTGGACATGCACTACATCTATCACCCTGTGGGTGCTAAGTGGGCTGTGACCACCACCAACCCGACCCGCGCTCAGCTGGCCACCGTTGGTAACTGGTCGAAGGTGTACGAAACCAAGAACATTGGCATCGTGCGCGCCACCATCACTTCCAACTACGACTGATAGGAGGAACTAACGATGGCATCCATTTTTGAAGCAACTGCTGGAAAGCTTGTTGGCCCCGCCACTGGCGGCACCGTCACTCAAGCTGATACCAGTGGCAAGGCAACCGGTGTGACTCTGAACGCTGCTTCAGGTCAAATCACCATGGACGACGATGCGCTTGCCGCAGGCGTTGAGGTTTCCTTCACCGTCACCAACAGCCTCGTTGCTGCTACTGACGTTGTGGTGGTCAACCACGGCTCCGCTGGCACTGCTGGCGCTTACCTCGTGCAAGCCAACACCATCGCCGCAGGATCTTTCAAGATCACTGTCAGCAATGTGTCTGGCGGCTCACTGAGCGAAGCAATCGTTCTGAACTTCGTTGCTCTGAAGGGCGCTAGCTCCTGATGGGTATGTTCGCCTTTAGGCGACTGCGTGAACTGGAGGTCTCGGCTTCGGCTGGGGCCTCTTTTTCTAATGCAGAGCCGACCCCTAAACTTGAATCAACACCTGAAAAACCGGCGCCTAAAAAACGTCGGACGGTAAAGCCCAAGGCGGAGCCTGCTGATGGCAATCACGATTGACGCCACTGTTGGCGGTGCCAGCGCAAATAGCTATCTGACTCTTGCCGCAGCGCAGGACTTGATTGATGGCATGGTCGAAAACGACGACGTGACCGCATGGGCGTCGGCTACTACTGACCAGAAAAACCGTGCGCTGTATTCCGCCACGCAACGGCTTGATCGTGAGCGCTTCCTAGGCGCAAGGGCTACTGACACCCAGGCTTTGCAGTGGCCCCGCACTGGTGTTCGCAAGCCCGACACCTACATCAACACCTACGCAATCGGGTTCCCGTTCAAGATCACCACTGACTATTTCACCGATACTGAGATCCCTGATCAGATCAAGCAGGCTCAGGTCGTGCTGGCCGTCTACCTCAACAACAACAAAGACGGCATGGGTCTTAGCGGCCTTGAGGATTACAAGTCCGTCACCATCGGCAGCCTGAGCGTCACCAGTGCAGGGGCCAGCAGCATGGCAACCGGTGCTGATCGCGTGCCGCCGATCTTTGAAAGATATTTGACCGGCCTTAGAATCAGTGGACCGGGGAACTTTGCCATTAAGCGGAGCTGATCAATGGGTTACAACTCAGGTATTGACCCCGCTTACAGCCTTGGCGGGACTTTCGTAAACAGCACCGATGCCCAGACGGGTCGGTGGAATCGCATCGTGATTGCCAAGAACAACACCAGTTTCAGCGCGATCACTGCTCAGAACTACACCGGCAATAGCTTGGCTGGTGAATCCTTCCCTGCTGGCTTCGAGCTTCAAGGCGTGTTCACCGCCTTCACCTTGAACAGCAGTGGTGCTGTCATCGCTTACAACATCTGATCATGGCTAAATCACACGGCGGCGCTTCTGGAGTCAACTACGCCCTGGGTGCGGAGGTCATTAATGACACCGTGGCTCATACCGGCAAGTTTCACCACATCGACTTTTACGAGAACAGCACGATCACCGCGATTGTGTCCACCAATATCACTGACAACAACTTTGCTAGCGCCACCGTTGATCAAGGCGCTCACTTGACTGGCTATTTCACCAGCATCAGACTCCAGAACGGAGCCTGTATCGCCTACAAGATCTGATGGCGCTTTCTGGGTCGCTACGCAAGGTTGCTAGCAAGCTGATCAAAAAGTTTGGCGGCACTGTCACCTATCGGCAGGTTGCGGGCGGCAGCTACAACGCCACGACGGGCACAATCACTGAGACTGAAACCAACACCACGATCAAGGGCGTTGTTGATGCAGTCCAGAAGCAAGAGCTGAACGAACTGATCCACGAATCAGACAAAAAGCTCACGATTGCAGCAGCTGATCTGACGATCACGCCCAGCCTGTCTGACCGTGTGGTGATCAGCAGTGTCGTGCATCAGATCGTGAAAATTAACGTGATCGAGCAGGACAACACGGCCATTGCGGTTGAGCTGTTCTTGAGGGCCTAACGATGGCTAGGCGTATCAGGCTCGATCAGATCGGTGAATACGCCGAAGACAAGCTGGACCAGCTCATGCGCGTGGTCGTCTTAGAAACCAGCATTCAATTAAAAGCTCAAAGCCCTGTTGATACCGGGCGCTTCCGCGCAAGCTGGGCGATTGGTGAAAACGAAATCGGCAATTACGACGCCGGTGAAAAAGAAAATCCGGTCCCCGTAACCCTCAATTACAGACTGGGGGAAGAGAAGATCACCAACGTTTACAACGTCCATAACAGCCTGCCTTACGCCCGGCCCTTGGCTAACGGCAGTTCCAAGCAGGCAAAAGCTGGCTGGGTTGATCTTGTCGCTAAGCAAATGACCAGACGGGCGCGACAATTAGCAGACACCATTGGGAGGCAAGACTGATGGCCGCGCTTGATCTGAACACTGTTCGAGCCACAATCGAAAGCCGCTTAGCCACAGAGCTTGCTGAAAGCCCGGCTATTCCGGTCGTGTTTCACAACATGGCTTTTTCGCCCACGCCAAATTCAAGCTGGGTTCAATGCCTCACCAGCTTTGGCACCAATGAATACCTGAGCCAAGGCGGGACGAGTAATTCGCAGAACCGCGTCAATGGCGTTGTCGTTATCAACATCTTCACCGCTATAGGCGTAGGGCCTGGCGCCAACTACGTCATCGGTAAAAGGATTCGGGATCTCTACAATAGAGTGAATGTGTCGGGGGTTTTCTTCGACGCTGCAACAGGCCCAGAGGCTCTGGCTTCACCAGTTCCCGAGGGTTATTTTCAAACCCAGGTCCGTGTGACCTTTGAATCCATCG